CCGAACTTCCCCGTTGCTCACATAACATAAATCCTCGTCCCCCGGCTTGTCAAGTCGTATTCAGCTTTGCGGTTCTACCCGCGAATCGTTCATCTAATCTTATCTTCAAAGTCTAAAACATCATCGAAGTACTTCAACCAACAACCAACAACCAACAAACAACTAACAAACTAACAGTCTCATTCATCTTCTCACCCATGTCCAATCGCCACCAGCTGCACTCAGTTGAGAACGCCAATCGGCGTGCTCGCGCTGGTGGTGATAGGCTCGTCAACGTAAGCGAGGAATACTCGGAGTACACGTCGCACGACATTGGTGATAGAGCCACGGTAATCCCCATCCGTCCGTTTGAATTTGTGGTACCACACAGGCTTGATTCCTTCGATTATGATATCGAACATTGCAACGACCCAGCGAACATCCTGGGCGCAGTGATTGAAGGTAACATCCCTGTGGTAACCAGCCAAGACCCCTATTCTCTTTTGGCCGCTTTCAACAAGCGGAGTAACACCATTAAAGAAGGGGCCGAATTCAAAATCGGTAAGACGGAGCTCAATCAGGCGCTCAACCTCATCAACAACCTCCCGAACCTCTTCGATCCTTGGATCGAAAACGAAGAGGATCGCGCGAGGTGGTTGGCGAAGTTTGACCCCGCCAAGAAAGCAAGGATGGAAGCCGCATGGTTGCATATATCTGACGTCGACAAACGCGATATACGAAATAAGACTCTAATGGTCAAAATTGAAACCCTACTGAAAAGAGAGGACCCCAACTGGGCCCCTCGCGTCATCTACATTGGCAGCGACGCGCACAACGCGTTGACCGGCCCAGCAATGATGGTCGCGATGGAACGCCTGGTGGAACTTCTAGACACCGACAACGGTGGCGTGAAGTTGGGTCCCGCAGACGTGCGATTCGCCTACAAGAAGGACGACACGTATCTGTGTGAACATTTGCATGTTGATCCCAAATGCAATGTTACGGTAGAGGGCGATTTCAGTGCAAATGACCGAGAGCAGGTGAAGGAAGTGGGACACGACATCATCGATGCTGTCCTGCGAAAACTAAACTTCGACTCATACACAAGATTGTGGATGATCGAGAGCAATGAGGAGTACAATGTGTACGGCTTCGCGGCCGGTATCAAAGCTACCCTCAAATACCAGCTACCAACGGGCACCACGGCCACCACTTTTCGCAATTCAGCGTTCAACGCTGTCATGTTTGCGGTGGCCATGTCACAACAAAAGGTGACAAATGCCCGATGTGTTATCCTTGGTGATGACATCGCTGCGGTTCTGCAGCAGATGATATCTATCAAGGAGTGGCAAAATTGCGTCTCGCGATTCCAAATGAAGTTGAAGGGACAGATGCACCGTGAACTTAATGGTGCACTCACTTTCCTATCACGAAGACTCGTAGCAAACACTCCAATTCCATGTCTTGTTCCCAAAATTGGCAAGATGCTCGCTAGGTTCAACGTTAGAGCCTGCAAGAACCCCGCTGTAACCGATGACATGTTCATGGCAGGCAAGGCTTTGGCCCACGCTTTTGAATTCAGACATGCCCCGCAAATGGCCCACCTTTTCCTCAAACGGTTCGAGTACCACAAACGTCAATGCATGATGTCCGACGACCAGGACATCGAGCACGACAGTTGGTTCTTGAAAATATCTGGAATGACCACCCCCGAACAGATCAAGAAAGCAGTTCTTTGTTGCCCAGTCCGTATCACTGACAATGATTGGATTGACTGGGTGGCTGACACTTACTTGATGGGGTGGGACGATCTAGAACCCATCTGTATAGAGGTTATAACCGGCACGGCATACAAGGTCATCGAGACAGCGTTCTTCGCCGAACTCGAGATTGATTTTTAGGACACCCAACCAACAATCTTCTGAGTGGGCCAGAAATGGTTCAGAGTCACTATCCAGCGGCAATTGGAT